ATAAATAAAGGTTTACCAGCCTTTGCATGTCCTGCTGGGTATCTAAGCACTTCTGTTGTTTCAATATCTGTAGCATCAAATGAATTTCCATATGGAGCTGGGTCTATAAACATTTTTTTAACCCAGTGATGACCTCTACCTCCCGGGTTTGTTGTTGCTCTCATAAATATTGGTAAGTCCTGTGCTACTGACCTCAATCTAGAACGCATATAATTCCATGCGTATGGTGTTGCCCATTGTGTTAATTCATCAAAACCTATCCAACTAAATGCTAAACCTTGATATCTTAATACATCATCGTCTCTATCTAAGTAAGACATCCACAACCTTGCACCTGATGGTGCTACCCATTGCATTTTTCTTTCTGACCATTTAATTCCCGGATATATCTTTGGATATAACTCTTGAGATTTAAATATCAATTCTCTTAATTCTTCAGTTGTGTGTCTTAATAACAGACCACTAAATGATGGATGACTCATATATCTTAATGGGTCTGCTAACATGGCATAACTTTTGCCGCCACCAGCACTTCCACCATAAAGCACTTCTCGTTCTCCAGCTGCTAAAAATTCTGTCTGAGGTCCTTCATTTGGTTTAAATATAACATTGTGCGTTTGCTCAATGGGTAGTTCTTCTATATCTTCAACCTCTTGGACTTTAGACTCAAGAATAGGCTTTTGCACCTGTTCTTTCTTCTTCAATTTCTTTCGCCTTGGAGATCGCCGCTTCTGCATACTCTGCCCACTTGCGTAGGCTTCTAGCTTGGTTCTTACGTCTTTGCTCATTCTTTAACCTTTTTCTTAGTCCTACATGAGAAATGTATCTTCCTGTTTGTGTTGTTAGCCAATTAGCTACTTGTCTATAGGAATATTGCTTAACATAATTTCTAGCCATTTCTAATTTATCTAGTTCATCTTTTATAGGATTAAGGGTTTCAGGGTCTTGTTCATCTTGGATGTAGCCAAACGGTACTGTTCTAGCTATACGTGGTATTTTAATCCACTCATCATCTTCTTTTAAATCTGTTGGTTGGGGTAATTCCCAAGTTCCTATACTTCTATTATTCATTACTTCTTTTTACGGTTGTCTACAATTTTAACTACATTAACATATTTCTTTTTAGTAGATAACCCACCCGCATACTTTTTAACCGGCTCTGGGTCTAAAGATATTATGTAGCTTCTTACTCCATCAACGTCTTCACGTTTTACATAATCAAATTCTTCTTTTCCAAAATTTTCTTTAATAAAAGGTCCGTATTTTTTTAAAAGAAGCGACTTACTCATTTTACTGTAGTCCATTTTATTCTCCTCGGTTAACTTACTTACTATTCATCTTCTGCTTGTACATTCTTGACTGGCATAAGCATAACACCACCTGTAGACTCTACTTGCATTTTTTCTGTCTTCACTAGACCTGTCCTGTCAAGTAATTCTTTTGCTGCTGTCATTTTTTCTCTCATACCTAATTCTGTAGGATCATTAATACCACTAACCATTGCAACTGCTGCTTTAGGTGCGTTACGTGCCATAAACATTTGAGTAGCCTCTAGAACCTCCTCTTTTATGCCTCTGACGATATCAGACGTAGAACTGGTAGGTGCATAGCCTGCAAGTAGTTTCGCCTGTGTAACATCTCCATTTGCCTCATCAAAGAGCACATCTAAAAATTTACGTTGCTTTTCTGTTAGTTCTTTTGCCATTATACTTTCTTCTTTGTTTTTTTCTTTTTCTTAACAGGTATTACACCCACTTTAACTTTTGTAACACTTGCTACAGTCACAGGTTTTTTCTTTCTCTTTTTTACAAAATTAGTGATTTGACTTTTTTTAAGCTTTGGATACATCTTAGCTATAGCCTCAATCATTTTATTATCAGATGCTGACATTATACTGGTACTCCTAATATTTGTATGCGAGATATCAATCTCTCTGCTCTCGCAGTTGTTTGCTTATACCATCTACTGTCTTTCATTTCATCTGCTGCACGTTCCCAATCTTGTTCTTTAACTGCCGCAATAAACTTCTTAAACTTAGATAGCCTTGGTCTTCCTAATTGAAAACACATATTTGCAATTACTAATTGTGCTTCTTCAGGCAAAGAATCAAACTCTTCAAAAATAATTTTACAATCATTTATTGTAACGTCTATATCTTTTTCAAACCAAGTATTAACTTGTTCATTTGGTACAGGGTATCCTATAGGTTTACCATAGTAATCTGCATCCCATTCTGTGATAAGATGTCCAATACCCCCGGTTAAATGATTTTCTGAGCAAAGGTATAATTCATATTTAATGCCCTCGTCATCAGCTAATTCATTTTGTAGTTTTATTAAATTCATTTGTCTCCCTTACATACATAAATCTTGATACTTAGTTGTGTGTAGTCTGTGTTTAGATAAGTCTCTATTAGGACTAGTAAATAACCATTTAAAAAATTTTAACATTACTTTTTCCTTAACATCTTTGCTGCTTGTCCTACACCTTTAATTCCAAAAGATGCAGATATGGCTATATACAATAGGTACTGATACCAATCAGGCAATTGAGCAAGAACAGTAAAACCTTCTTTAACATATTCTCTCATACCCGGAATGAAGACTAGTATCGCAGGAGCTAATAGCACAACTAATGCAAACTCGTCTTTCCAAGAATCCACTGTTGCATCTGCCATCTTACCTTCCCATGCAACCTCGCCTGCTGCAACTTTCTCTGCAACAGTAGCACGAGCTTTAGCCTCTGCCACTTTAGCCTCGCCATCTGCTTTTGTTTTGGCAACTTTGTTTTCAAACCATGCACCTGCTAAATTAGCTATAGGTCCTATAAGTGCTTGTATCATTATAACCTCTTACTTCCTTCTTTTTTTTGTCTTTGTCTTAAAGCTTTCACGTGTTTTGTCATAAGATAATTGCCAATCCTTAATAATGGCTTTGCCAATGCTAGATATATCATTTCTTTTCTCATCTAGTTCTTTCCTTTTTTTATCTAAATCTAGCCGTTTTTCTTGCAATCTTTTTGGGCTGTTTAGATACTTGTCTACCTGCTCTAGTTGCTTTGCGTTTAGCAGCCGTAGAGGCGGCGTATTCTTGGGGAGATAAAGCTTTAATTGCCGCTTCAGGTAAATAACGCTCACCGGTAGCTTTTGACCCTTGTGTACTAGGTTTACCACTTTTGGTTCTCCATTTTTGTTTTGTCCACTTTGCTAGTGATCTTTGTGGTGCTCTCATATTGTTATACTTTTCCCATCCATTTCGCTAGTAGCCATGCTAAAATTCCTGCAAAGAATAATATAAATATAAAAGCTATTCCATATCCTACATATTCTATTAACTCTTGTTTGCGTTTCTCTGCCATCTTTTCTGCATATCGTCTAGACTTTCTAGCCTCTGCTTGAAATGCCTGCCAATCTTGCCAAAGACCCGGTCTGCCTAGATAAATCATCATTTTTTTGAGCTCTTCTTCTTTTTCTCTTATCTGCTCAAGAGCCATGAACTCTTCTAAATCATTACCACCAATACCTTTGGCTTTTTTCTTTTTTAAATTTTTTTCTATTTGTTCTTTTGAAAAAACAAAATCAGATATTTGTTTAGCACAACCCGTAAGTTCTTTTCCATTGGAGACGAAACTTTTTATTATTCCAAAAGCTGCATTTGCTGCGGCAAGTTCTGCTAACATTATCTTTTCCTTATGGGTTTACAATATGCAGTTATTTGTAAGTTAGGTCCTTCCTCTTGTGGTATTGAAGGTTGCTTGTTTAACCTCTCTGCAAAATACAAGCATCTGTCTATGTCTTCAAAGGTTTGTGTTTGGTCTATTACTCTTAATCCCATCATAAACACAAGCACAAACTCAATCATATAGGTGCTCCTTGCACCTCATCTTCTTGTTCTTCATCGTGGCAGTCGCATGAGCATTCATTACAATCACAATCATAACACTCACAAGTTGCACATCTTTTTTTATTTTCTTTTGTCATGTTGTCTCTTTAATTGTTCTTTAGCTCTTTTAAATATATTAACAACTTCAGTCTTACCCATTACTTTAGCTCTTTGCTCACCGACTGTAAGTATTTGTATCTTTCTCGCATATGGCTTATTAATCTTTTTAACTTTTGCAACGGTTGCTCTTGCATCGGCTGGAGTGGCAAACTTGATGCTAACTGTGTCTTTAGGGTTTTCATCCGTATACAGTCTTCTGCCACTACCTTTTGGTTTTTTTCCTGTGCCAATTTTAGGATCTTTCTTTTTCTTAGTCATTAACCTCTATATCCACCACCTGCTTTTTTATAAGCAACTGCTAACATTTGAGCTTTTCTAGCTGACCATTGACCCGGAGCACCTCCCTTGCCACCAGCTTTTATTCTGTTAAATATTCTTTTTCTCAATCCCGGTTTTGTATAATTACCAGCTTCATTAACTCTACTTTTAGATTTCTTTTTAGTTGTTTTTTTCTTTTTAACAGAGCCACCTTTTTTTAATTCAATAGCTGACAAAGTTTTTGCTTGTCCTGCATGAGCTTTACTAGCTTTTTTTAGCTTACTTGCTACTTTTTTTATTGTCTTTTTTGCTTCCTCTGCCACTGTTATCCTCATATAAATTATTAAACGTAGTATATTC